AGATAGATATGTCGAAATGAAAAAAATTACAGATGAACAAATAATATCTAAAAAGTTTAATGTAGAAAAACAAACAGAAGAGTCAGAATTAAATAATAATCATGATACAAATATAGACTTTAAATATATTATTGTGATGCATTTAAATGATGACTACGAGGGTGGGGAAATTGTTTTTACAAAACAAAATATTACTTTAAAACCAGGAAAAGGAAGCATTTTAATATTTCCAAATAAAAAAGACTTAGAGTTTAAATTTAATAAAATTAGTAATGGAAATAAATATGTAGTATTACACGGATGGTCAAATTAATTAAGCATGACAATTAATTTAAATAAAAAAACAATTTTTATAAGCATGCCTTCATATAATGAACAACATCTTGAGTTAACAATTAAAGGATGTCTTGAAAATGCAGAATTCCCAGAAAGAATTTTTATTGGTGCTTGGGTTCATAATAATGATGGAAATAAAAATGAATTTTTATCTAAATATAAAAATGTAAAATATGCTAGAGTAGATTATCCAGTAGTGCTTGGTGTGGGTGTAGGCAGACTAAACGCATTAACATTTTATAATAATGAAGATTATTACTTTCAAATAGATCCACATATGGTTTTTAAAAAAAACTGGGACTCAATTTTAATTGAATCTTTTGAAGAGTTAAAAAAAGATTACGAAAAGCCAATAATCTCTACATGGGTTCCTTATTGGTATATGTCTAATATGGAAATTAAAAAAGGTGGAGGAGAATATTGCACAAGATTGTATTGGAACAAAGATCCAAAATACCCTTGTCCAATTCCAGACGGAGGACCTCAAGACTGGCAAGATGGTGAAAAATTTAAAGAACATTATCTAATTGGAGCACATTTTGTTTTTACATCACCAGATTTTATACAAGAAATTTTACCTGACACTTTAATACAGTTTACTGGTGATGAAACAACAACCGCATTTAGATCATGGACAAGAGGATATAGAATATTTTGCATGAAAGAGACCGTAGCATGGCATCTAGACAGATTCCATCCAGACTCAGATCCTCCATATCAATATGATAGAATAATGGGAAATCCAGATTATGCGCCACAACATATTAAAGATCATGAAGAACAGAGGTATCAAGATTCTTTGTTAAGAGTTAAAAAAATTTTAACTGGTGAGATATTAGGATACTGGGGGTCTCCAACCATGGACTTATTAGAAAAGTACCAGTCAGCCTCAGATATTAATTTCTTTGAATTTTATAAAGAAAGGGATGAGTATCTAATGAATTATAGTTTAATTAATAAAGGTGGTATAATTTAAAAATGGGCTCAACAGGTAAAGGTTTTAGATATCCTCAATACACAGACACACCAGATATTCCAAGAGATCTGAGCTACTTAGCTGCAGACGTAGATGCATATTTAGATGCACATCCAGGACCACAAGGAGAACAGGGCGAACAAGGAGAACAAGGTATTCAGGGTGAACCAGGCCCAGCAAATACTTTATCAGTAGGAACAGTAACAACAGGAAATGCTGGCTCGTCTGCTTCCGTTACAATTACAGGTACATCTCCTACACAAACAATTAATTTTACAATTCCTCGTGGCGATAAAGGAGACACAGGGGCAACTGGAGCAACTGGCCCACAGGGTGATCAAGGTCCACAAGGCGAAACTGGTCCACAAGGTGCAACAGGACCACAAGGAACTGGTGTTAATATTCTTGGATCATACTCATCTTTATCTGCATTACAATCAGCACATCCAACTGGTTCTGCTGGTGACGCATATTTAGTTTCTGGAGATCTTTATGTTTGGTCAATAAATACATCTTCATGGTTAAACGTTGGAACAATTCAGGGTCCACAAGGGGAACAAGGCATTCAAGGCATTCAAGGTGATAAAGGTGATACTGGCGAAACAGGTGCAACAGGTGCAACAGGTGCAACAGGTGCAACAGGACCAGCAGGAAATGATGGACAAGATTTAACTGCAGTATTTACTATTTCTCAAAAATCAAATTCATATACTCTAGTCTCATCAGACTTAGGTAAGTTAATAGAAATGTCTAATGGTGGAACAATAACAATACCAACCGATTCTGAAACATTTGAAAATGGATCCACAGTAGATATTATTCAAACAGGTTCTTCTCAAGTTACAATTGTAGGAGATACAGGGGTAACAGTTAATGGTACACCTGGATTAAAGTTAAGAGCACAATGGTCTTCTGCAACACTAATAAAACGAGGTAATAATCTTTGGGTTGTAACTGGCGATTTGAGTTCTTAATATGGCAAAGGACAGCGGCAGTAAAAAAGGAACTCGAAAGGTAGCCGTACCAGATTTAAGCGTATTATCTATTATTGATGCTAGAACTGCATTAACAAATTTAGGATTAAACTACTCAGATATTTCTACAAGCACTTCAACATCTGGGGACGGAGACAAAGTATTCGGACAATCCCCAGCAGCAGGAACTATAGTTTTATTAGGAAGTACTGTCTCAATTAGTTATTATACATATGTAGCTCCACCATCATTTTTTTCACCACCATTTTTTCCACCATTTTTTCCACCATTTTTTCCACCATTTTTTCCACCAAGTTTTTGCAACCCATTAGCTGGTCAAACTTGTTTTAGATCGGCACCAGGACCTGGCGGTACAACATGCTTCTATACTTCTGTATATAGCTGTAATGGTTCATGTGTTGGTGGATCGTTGGACTTTTGTTTATAGGAGATATTAAATGTCATACTACTTAAAGGTATTAAAGGATTATCCAGTAGGATTTTGGCAACTAGACGATGTTGCTATAAATGCAACATTTGATTTCAATGATATTTTAGACAATTTTGATACATATCAAGATTTACTAGATGGCTATAGCGAATATGGAAATATTAATTATGTTGTAACAGATAGCTCTGGATGCAATAATAATGGGCTTTATGTAGGAAACTTTAATAATAGTACACAACATTTTCCACTGTCCCCAGGAGGACAGTATGCTATAGATATAACATCTACTAAAAGTATAGAGTTTCCAATATATAATAGTTATTATAAAGAGTCTGCAGAAGGCGGCTTCGCTACACAGTACTATAACGATAATGATTTTACTTTAGAATGCTGGATAGATCCAGAAATAACTACAATTAATGAAACAACAATATTTGGTGACTTAGAAAATAATATAGGTATATTTTGGCAAAATGGAAATATTATATTTAAATTAGATCAAGATAATTTAGAGTATACCATTCCTTTTACAAATACAGTATTGCATATAGTTTGTGTATATTCTGTATCAAATGCTTATATTTATATTAATGGAGAAATGGTTGCCACTAAACAAATATTAAATAATCCATTTACTAATAATTCTATACTGCTGAAATCTGGACCTACTCAAGATGAACAAGATGTGTTTTTAGCAGATGATTTTGCTGTATACAGATATTCATTATCTTCATCCCAAATACTAGATCATTATGAGGATAAGGGATACACTATCCCATCACAGATAGTAAATCCAGATAACGGAGAATTATTTGAATTTTATGACAATTCATTAAAAACATCATTTAAATATTCATATCCATTAAATAAATCATGGGAGAACTTTTTGACCAATGATCTATATTATAATGAAGTAGAAGATTATATTCAGATTGCTAAAACAGATACATCTGTAGAAAAAGAGGTCATCTTTACAGACTTAATATCAATTCCATCTGGCGTAAACATGGACTCTTCAAAAATTGAATGGTATGGTAATAATGGAATTAAAGTAGAGTCAAGCCTAGACGATATATCATATGTAGAGTGTAAAAATGGCGAGGCTTTACCACAGTATACATATGCAGATTTTAACGAACAAAGGTTTATATATTTAAGAATTACAATATCTTCATCAGACTCTAGTAGATATTTGCCAAAACTGTATAATTTATCTATTTATTTTTATGATACACAAATTATGTATTCACAAAACAATTCTAGCTATATATCAAAAATAGATGAATGTGATTATTATTTAGGATTAAATAAATACCATATAATGCATAAAGACTCACGGAACGGAATCCTAGTACCAGAAAATTCTGGTTTCTATGTTAATTTAAGCAGGGCATATAAAACTATAGAGTTTTTCTACACCCCAGATGTTGTATTAAAAAGTGGACTAATTAAGTCAGATAATACAGAATATTCATGGAATCAAAATGGCTCAATAAATAAGACAAACATAGAGTCTATATTTGTAAATGGCCAAGATTTTACTACTGAAACTAGTATATCTAATATATTTACAGAAAACAACCTACATCATGTAATTATTAATTTTACAGAGGCGGACAATAGTATATTTACAATTAACTATAAGTCTACTGGATCGGTAAGAGCCCTTTACCAATATATGTCATTTTATGAGAATAGCCTAGATTATAATAAAATAATTGAACATTATAATTTATATACAAGCAAATCCTCATATCAATCCGCTGGGGCTACCATATCTATGTCAGAAAACTCTGTCAACCTATATAATAATGACTGGCTTGTGATACAAAACGTATAATTTTGTCACAAGGCTTGACAAAAAGATGGACTTTAACCCAAAAGAATGGTAGAATTAATACCTAATGGATATTAAAAGAATGAATCAGCAGGTCATAGAAGAGACCACGCTTGGAATTTATGTCTGGGAAATGCCAGATGGACGATGGATAGGCGACGATGATGGTAACTTTTTATCAATTACTTCTAAAAAAGGAAACCGATCCAGAATAGATGCTCTTGCAAGAGAAGTAAGATCATATGGAATTTATGAGGGACAGCCAAAATTTTTATCTGGTAGACGTAAAATTGATGATGAAGAATTTGAATACCAGAAGCAAAGACTTAATTGGGGTCTAACACCAGATCCTCTTGATATAGGCGTTTATAAAGATTCATTAAAAAATGGAGGACAGGCGTAATGGAATTTATTGATGACGAACAAGACTCATCACAAAGAATTGATATTTCAAACTCTGCTGATTGGGTAAAATTTAATAATAAAGAAGTAGTGGTGGACACAGATCCATTTAACATAGAAGGCGAAGAATTAAAAAAAGTTAACGGATTGGGTACATCTTTCCGTAGAAAAATGTCTAGAGAATTTTCAAAACGTTTTGTTGGTCAAGAAGGAACTGGAACTCAACAGAATTTATTACAACAAGCAGTTACTGGTTATGCAATGTTCGATCTGGTGCAGCCACCTTATAATTTAGAATATTTATCAAAGATCTATGAGATATCTCCATATAATTATGCAGCAATTAATGCAAAAGTTGCAAATATTGTTGGGCTTGGATATACATTTGTTGAAACAAAAAAAGCAAATGATGCATTAGATAACATTGAAGATTCAAAACAATTAGATCGTGCTCGTCGTAAATTAAATAAACTACGTCAAGATTTAGATAATTGGTTAGAGGAGACAAACGAAGAAGAAACGTTTACAGAAACTTTAATTAAAGCATATATAGATTTAGAAGCCACTGGAAATGGCTTTATTGAAATTGGTAGAACAACATCTGGAAATATAGGATATATTGGACATATTCCTGCAAAGACAATGCGTGTTCGTCGTTTACGTGATGGATTTATTCAATTGTTATATGGAAAGGCTGTGTATTTTAGAAATTTTGGAGACCTAGAAACTCCTAATCCAATTTCAGGTGTAGAGGATCGTCCAAACGAAATTATTCATTTAAAGAAATATACTCCAATGAATAATTATTACGGAATACCAGATATTATTGCAGCACAAAACGCAATGGCAGGAAATGAATTTGCTGGTAAATATAACTTAGATTATTTTGAAAATAAAGCAGTGCCTCGTTATATTATCACAGTAAAAGGTGCTAAATTGGCACCAGAGTCAGAACGTAAATTACTTGAATTTTTCCAAGTAGGCCTAAAAGGTAAAAATCATAGGTCTTTATATGTGCCACTCCCACCAGATACATCAGATTCTAAGGTTGAATTTAAAATGGAACCAATTGAAGCAAATGCTCAAGAGTCTTCATTTAATGTTTATCGTAAATCAAATAGAGATGAAATATTATTAGCTCATAGAGTTCCAATTAATAAAATTGGAGTTCCAGAGGGTGTAAGCCTAGCTTCAGCCAGAGATGCAGATAAAATGTTCAAGGAGCAGGTATGCCGACCAGCACAAGATATTTTAGAAAAGAAATTAAATAGAATTATTTCAGAAAAAACAGATGCTTTAATTCTTAAATTTAATGAATTAACGTTAACTGACGAGGATACTCAGTCTAAAATTGATGAAAGATATTTAAGAATGCAGGTAATTACCCCTAATGAAGTTAGAATTAGAAAAGGTATGATACCTATGGAAAACGGAGATGCTGTTGTACAATTAAAGCCACAACAGGCAGCAGAGCAAACAGCACAAGCAATGAACTCTAGACAAAGAACCCAGGAGAGATCAGCAAATTCGCCAGATAATTCTGGGGAGGCCAGAAATCCAAAAGGTGAGGGCAGAGTCACAGCTTAATTATTAGGCAACTAGTTATTTGCCTTTTTATTTATAGAAAGATAAAATTAAGCATATGAATATTGAAAAATCTTATTGGTCCAGCAATGGCGATAATATTAATTTATCAGTTCCCTTCACAAAAGTCAATCGTGAAAAGAGAACTGTATCTGGTTTTGCAACACTAGACAATCTAGATCAAACTGGGGATGTGGTTACAGCAGAAGCTAGTTTAAAAGCATTTGAAAATTTCCGTGGAAATATTCGTGAAATGCATGGACCAAATGCAGTTGGCAAAATGGTTTCATTTAAACCAGAAACATACTATGATGCATACATTTCTAAGGGCGCACAAGATACTTGGGAAAAAATTCTAGACGGCACATTGTCAGGATTTTCTATTGGCGGAAAAATTATTGAATCAGACAATGAAGTTAATAAATCTACAGGACAAGCAATTAGATTTATTAAAGATTATTCATTGATGGAGTTATCTGTAGTAGATTCACCAGCAAATGAATTATGTAATATTATTTCTGTTCAAAAAATGAATGGTCAATTAATTTTTAAAGGAATTGCAGCAGAAGTACTTACAGAAAATATTTTTTATTGTGAAGACAGCGACTCAGTCTTCATGTCAACAGAATCATCCTACACATCACCAGTAACTGGCAAGCCAGCAAGTTTAATTGGCTGGGTTGAAACTAAGGATGTTAACAAAGCAAAAGAAATAGAAAAGATTCTTGCTTCATTTAAGAAGACAAGATTAACGTTGCCTGAAACACAAACAATTGCAAAACAGGCAAACGAAGAAGGAGGTAATGAAGTGTCAGAAAACACAGAAACAGTAGCAGTAGAAGAAACTGCTCCAGTAGAAGTTTCAGCTCCTGCAGAAGATGCAGTAGTTGAGAAAGCTGTTACAG